GCTGAAGATGCTTTCGAATACTTGTGCCATAACCAATGTTCCCAATCTCGGGACTTTGGTCACAAGGGCTAGAGGGCGTCGGATGCAAAGTTACACTCAGAGGGATTGTCGATCCCAAAGAGTATCTCACCTGGCGAGTATCAACGTATCGCACACGACTACCAAGGTCTATTCTCGTCGTCACCCCAGTTCTCAGGGATTTCTCCCCGATGAACCATAGGGCGTACACGAGGTAGAACCTCAGGAGTCGGTGCCCGCCCAAAACGACGATGGACCTGACGCCAACGCCTCACTGTCTTGGGAAAACGCTCAGAAGAGCCATGGACTACGTCCTTGACATTCCGAGTTAGTTCGACCTTGACGGGAAGCTTGCACGCCAGTTTCTCTATCGCTTCGAAAGAGTCTAACAGGGCAGAGAGATCTTCCCCTGTTTTGACAATACGTTGCTGGATCTGAAACACCTTAGCCTCATACTCAGTGATGACGGCTAACATAGGTTCCCGATAAGGAGCCTTCACACAATTCGCCCACCATTCATGGAGCCCAACTTCTTCTTCTGCCCACGCAGAGGGAAGAGTAAAAGGCACAAGTGCCTTGTACAATGCCTTACGTATCGCAGCCGAAGGTCGGGAGGCCATTAAATGATAAATAAACGATGTGACGCTTTCAAGACCGGAAGGTTCTATGTCAGAGGTAGCCACTGTGGATCGCATCCTGAACCATTCCCAAAGGTCTTTACGAGACCAAGGAAGCGTACCAGGGCGAGACAAGACTAGGACTGCATCCCGAAGACGCCGAGGCAAGGTCACTACGAGGCTGGTTGCCGCGCGTGAACCTGCCTTGAAGCCAAAGCCTAAACTACGACTAACTTGATACAAGGAAGGAAACTTCCCAACCCGTTCGTGAAGAGTCGTTAACACCTCACGGACACCATTAATTGATATCCAACTAACCGCTATCGCCACAAGAGGTAAAGGCGTTACCTCCACTCCCTTATAGAAAAAGCGTTTAGCGAATTCCAAAGAACGGTTCTTGGAAATTATTGATTTATGGAAACCAATATTTACTCCAAAGTCCTCCATTAGTCGTGTGTATTCTAAGGCCACGCCGCGATGTGATATCACGACATCGTCGCCAAGGACTGCATATGCCTCAAACCAACCTTCCACGTTTGCTCGCTTAGCAGCGAATTGTACAATTGCATGATGAACCAACGCCAACATAGCCCAGGATGAGTAAGCGCCCATGGGTTGCCCCACGGCATATCTTATGAGGCCTCGTTCCCTCCCTGGTACGGTGTACCAGTCCGGGAGAAACTCTATAGTCCATTTCGGGATTTTAAAGTACCGAGACGACAAAAGGTGCCGCCAATGATGAGCGAATTCCTGGGTTGTGAAAGCCGCTAACAGCGTCTGCTGCAGCCCGACTGGTATTCTATCCGTGGCCGCGCTTAAGTCGAAACTAAAGCACTCATAGAGGTTCTCCTTCTCCATGTACCCCAGTAATTTCTTTACTGACGCCATTTGATCAAAAGTTCCATCCTGAGGTATTACCCTCAAAATTTTATCAAAGATAAACCTATGTAATGGGTATAGAAACCACTGCGTCAAGCAGTCCACCATGGCCACAACACGCATCTTTCCAGGTTCCTCCACAAGATGCAACCTGCCTAGCTCACCTTGGGGCTCAAGTTCCAATGCTGAGGCATCAAGCGCAGATTTCGAAGCAATCGCTCTAGCAATCCTAGAATCCTCTAAAAGAGTTTGGGATTTCTCCACACGTTTTACTCCTAATGCCCACGCTGGGTGGTCAACAAGGTTCCAAGCCCGGGTTAGCTGTACCAACGTCATAAGGTGTATCAGATATTGGGGACGTGTCAACCAAGACACAATATCATCAACAACATTTAACGCGGAAACAGACCCATCTTTGGAGTTAGCTCCAGATTTCAAGAGTGGTATCATACGTACAACGTATCCCCAGAGCTGCTCAGTGTACCGTTTCTGCCCTACTCCCGCAACCTGTTCCGCGGCACCGTACGGGTAATACCGTACAGCCTTCACGTACTTAGTGAAACGAGTCTCAGACTTGTCGGCACGCTGAGGAGGGACAAAGTCAGTACGGAACCGAGAACAGCCTTTCTCCACGAGTCTATCTCTGAACTGAGTTGTAAATTCAGCCCATGATTTCAACAAGTGAAGG